GACCGTTATGATTCCTGAGCCTGCTGATCCAGTTGTAATGGGGTTAGATCCAAGAGTAAGTGTTGTACGAAGCGGTGTAATATCGTTAAAAGTTCCACCATCCTCTAGGTATGCTTTTTTGTGCGTACCCATAAACAAGAAGTTATCTGAAGCAAGTGTAACAAAATCTAACATATTTCGGCACGTGCCAATAAACGTTGTATTTGCTACTCTAACCCACCCACCAATACGCTCCACATAGCCAGACTTAAAACGGATCTTATCTCCGTCAAACCAACCACCTTCGTTAGAGTAGTTAGTGCCCTCTCGGTTGATTCCCGGCTTGAACTGGAGCTTGCTTAGTGGCATGTAACATTACTCCGCTGCTTGGATCTCGTTGCCGTCTTCTTTTGCCCACTCAAGAATGGCTTCCCAGTGTCGATTGCCAGAAGCATTAATAGGCACTGATATACGCTCATCATCAACCATAATAGTTACGCTTACGTTTTCTCCGTCCATTGATACATATTGTGCTGATGTAATATTCATAGTTTATAACTCCGCATCAAAAGATAAATGACCTGCACTACCACTTTGTTGTAACAAAGTAACAATACCGTTTGTTCCTGAGAATGACATACCGCTACCATTTATTCTGCAAGAATGTGTAGCAGAATTTTGTATTGTAAGAGTTCCAGACGCTGTACCTGTTGAGTCAGGACTTCCATGACCTCTAAATGAACCACTTGATGTTAATGAAGGTGCTGTCCTCATTTTAGTTTCAAACTGACAAGCTCCATTAAAATAATTACTTACGGTAGTAAACCCAACTATTGCACCGGGATATTCTCCATCTGCCTGCGTTCTTCGAATAAAATATCTTTGGCATTTGTGCAACTCATCTGCAAAGGTTCGATGCTCAAAGTCCGTGGCGGTGTCGCCTACTTCTAGCTGGACTCCAGTAATATAAAGCTCATTACTTGTGCTATCTAAAAAATTTGTTTGACCAGTTACTCTATTGGTATTACTAGCCCAAGTGGTAGCAATTGGTGACCCAGTATAATCACTTCCAGCAGCAAGCCACCAATAGATATATAGCCCAATAGCATTTGTTTCAGTTATGGTGAAGTCAGTGTTTGCAATCCACGTAAGGGTTTTGTGTTCCCAAGTATTAGCAGTATTAATTGTGTACGGCCTAGCTAATTCTTGACTACCAGAAGTTTGTATTTCAACACAATATGTTCCAGTTTTATTTGAACGAACCCAAAAAGAAATAGTTACTTCTTTGGCATCTGAACTTCCATAGTTAAGATGACTTAGGTTTTGACCTTCAATAACTTGTTGTAAAATATGGTACTGGGAAGAGGAAAGAGAACTATCTGCGGTTGTCACATCAATTTTTAAGGAGTTCTTAAAACCAGCAGGTGTTGTAGTAGATTGGGAAATGTCAACCGCACCATCATGTGAATAAGTGGTAGACCACCTGTCTAGTGTGTAGGCAGAAACTGAAGGGTTTGTAAAGCTTGTACCCCTCTGAGCAACCTGCATAGCCCCATTGATTATAAGGTTCCTGTTCCCATACTGGTTAACGTTGAGGCCAGCTTCGTTGATTCTTGATACTGCCATAGCTTAATCCTTACTTGTTATCTGCAATCGCTTTGTTAACCGCAGTCATGTCTTCGTCTGTCCAGTAGTCTTTAGCTACCATTAGCTCTAAATGCTCAACATTACTAACTTTCCTTGCAGTCCATTCGTCTGCTTCCATGTCATCTGGTTTCCCTGCGTTTAACAAATTAACAGAATGACCCATTGCTGTGTAGTTTTGTGCTATTTCTTCTTTAGTTATTTCATCAGACATTTCTTCACCCTTCTAGTGTTGCTATTCGAGCTTCAAGAGCATCATTCTTTGCTGATAGTTCTTTGATAGCGTTTACAAGAACAGGAACTAATCTTTCATATTTTAGACCGTAGCTGTTACCTTCTAAGTTATTTCTAACAACAAGACTTGTGTCATTTGTGTCAGCAAAACCGTTATCTTGTTCTATTGCTAAAACTTCTTGCGCTAGAAAGCCAACATGAAGCCTGTCTCTTTTTTTGGAACCGTCTGGACTACCATAAGGATTATCATCATCACCGTACCATGTACGTTTATCCCACTTATATGTAACTGGTCTAAGTGCATTGACCCAATCTAAACCGCCAGTAAAGTTAGTTACATCTGTTTTGTCTCTACTGTCTGAACTAGAGATACTTGTGTCGGCACAAAACAAATCACTTATGTCATTGTCACCTAAACAAATTGTATCACTGCCTGTCGAAATACTTCCGCTAGGAGAAGTGCTTCGCCCTGCATTGTGACCAAGAACTAAATTATTGTGTCCAGATGAAATTTCACGCCCTGCTGTAAAACCAACTGCTGTGTTATCAAAACCAGTAACATTATAAAGAGATTGCGCTCCGACTGATGTATTTGTACCGCCAGAGGTTCCTGCATGTTGCGATTGGTGACCAACTGCTGTATTTTCAGACGTAGTAGTTGTATTAACTCCTGCTTCTCTTCCAATAAAAATGTTTTGTGCGCCACTTGTTAAAGCTCTTCCTGCTCTAAACCCTATTATAACCTGATCATGGCCTGTAAGAGTTCCATTACCTGCTGCCTCGTAACCAACAAAAACACTGTGGTCTGGGTCTGTAGCATTAGCTGCCGCACCAAATCCTATTGCGGTATTACCATTACCTGTAGTATGATCAAAAAGAGCGTCTTTACCTACTGCTACATTTCCTGCGCCTGTCGTATTGGCTTGTAATGCAGCATAACCAACAGCCGTGTTTTCAGATGCGGTGGTGTTAGCACCTAATGAATTACGTCCAACTGCCGTATTATAAAAGCCTGTTGTTGTAACATCTAATGCACTAGTGCCAACGGCTACATTATCAGCACCTGTGGTTAAACTTGTCATTGCATAAGCACCAACAGCCGTGTTTGAGGCACCTGTCGTAATAGCATCCCCTGCAAGACCACCGATAAGGGTGTTGTTTATAGCTGTTGTAACTTTATGCCCTGCTTGAAAGCCCACTGCAGTGTTGTACATATCAACGTTACTTGCAGGATTCATATCCTCTAACGCTTCGTTTCCAATAGCAACATTTCTGTCGCCAAGCACGTTAGCTTCCATCGCAACATAACCTATGGCAACGTTATTATCGCCTGTGGTAATGGCCTTTCCCGCAGAAACTCCGATTAAGTGGTTTCTGTCTCCTGTGGTAATAGCTGTTCCTGCGTCTTTACCAATAGTAATATTTTGATTTCCACCAGAAGCAATCGAGGCTCCCGCGTCTTCGCCTAATCTAACGTTATCTGTTCCAGCAGAAGCTGTAATAAGATCTGCACCCGCCGCAAATGTTACGTCAGCTTGAAACGTACCACCGTTGGAAGCGGACATATCGCTCATTGACGCTATGTCATACGCAATCACTTCTAAAGTATCGCTTAACGAAGCAGCTTGTGTTAATACGATGCTCGTCTTTGTACTCGCGGTGTAATCGGTTCCCGGCACAAGGCACACGCCATTTAAAAATACGTCAACGTATGCAGAATCTGCGTACTTCAGCGTTTTGCTGTTGTCATCGGCCCCTGAGAACGTGGTCTGAGAGGCAGTCGCTGTATAGATAAAACGGCTTCTAACACCCGTTCCCGGTTGATTACCTATATATGGCATTAATCAGCCTCCTGTATTGTGTTTCCATCTTCCTCTGCCCATTCAAGAACTTTCTGATATTGTGCGTTATCTTCAACTAAAGGTATATACCAAGTCGTATCGCCAATAACCGCTGTTATTCCAGCGTTTTTTCCTTCAATAGCTGTATATTTTGCTGATGTAATATTCATTTAAAGCTCCGCATCAAATTCCACATAACCATTTCCAGCATTACTCTCAAACCTAATACCATAACCTTGAGTACCTCCACTAATCGTACCAAAATTTATAGAGGCTACTTCTGGCCCAGACCTGTTTGAAGTTGCTGCATAAGTTAGAGTACCCCCCGGCTGTGTATAAAGATAAGTGTTTGCTGTAGCAAAACTTGGAGACGTTCTCATCGTTCCATTTAATTTTCCATACAGATAAATATTAGATGTAGTATCTATAGAACCAGTTAGAAAAATAGAATACTGATTAGTTCCAGCAGTCTGTCTTTGATAATACCTCTGACACAGTGCAAGCTCCTGACCAAATGACCGATGCTCAAAGGGCGTGGCTTCTGTGCCAACTTCTAACTGGACGCCTGTGATGTAAAGTTCATTTGATGTGCTTGCTACAAAGTTTCCTATGTCATTGCGATAGTCAGCCCTAGTTGTTGACCAAGCCGTGCTATCAGAAGAAGCTGCATAAGTTCCGCTACTTGACCCTGCAAAAACAAACTTTACATGCATACCGTCTCCACTATCGTTGTTAATAGTAGCGGAAGTGCTGGCTGGAACAGTGCAAGTATATCTAGCCCACGAAGTGGTGGGAGTATAGCTTTTTACATAGTATTGACCTGTGCCATCTCTTGTTTCAAGAGCAATAGAAATAGGGTCTGTATAGTTTACCGTTTTCATGTACCATGATATGGTCATTGTTTTAGCCCCAGAAGAACCATACCCCAAAAGCTGTAAATTTTGAGCTTCTACTCGTTGATCTAAATATATGGATTGTGTTCCGGTATGTGCAGAGTCTGCTGTTGAACATTTAATTTTTACAGAATTTGCAAATCCGTCTGGAGTATCTGTAGACTGAGACATTTCACAAGCCCCACCTGCTGTTGCATTAAATCGCAACCCAAACCTATCTACAGTAGCATACCCTTCGTTTGAACCATCACTAACAGTAACAGTACCGCTTGAGCGTTGGCTTACGGTCATCCCACCATTAATCACCATATTACGGTTCGACAAGGCACCGCTATCGTAAACCGCACCTAGTTCAGCTAGTTCTCGTGCCTTGCTCATTATCCTGCCTCCAGTGCGTCTAGTCTAGCTTTTATTGCCGTGTTTTCTGTTTCTAATGTTTCAATTTTAGCTATAGCCTCTTGTAGTGAAGCGGTTAGAAGTGGCACTAATTTACTGTGATCAATGCTTTGGTAACGTGGAACTGTATTACCTTCTTTATCTTCTTTCATTTCATCTTTGTCACCAGCAACAGATTTTGGAACAATCTCTTGTACTTCGTGTGCCAAAAATCCTTCTGTATCAGCAGCGTCTAACTTATCATCAATCCAACTAAACTTTTTAGGTTGAAGTTGCTTTAATCTCTCTGTTGCACCTGTTAGGTCTGAAACATTTTCTTTTAATCTATAGTCTGAAGAAGTATTAAATGATGTTGAACCTGAACTAACTGTTATTGAGCCGACAGCACTACCAGCACGATAAAATTGTATAGCCTCACCATTAGTAACAGCACCAATTCTGTGGACAATCATAGTTTCTGAAGTAGCATTAGTGGTTGTATTTGAAATTGTCATCCATTGAGCAGCGCCACCTTGCGAATGAACACGAACACCTGAAGCACCAGTCCAACTAGTGCCGCCAGAAGGACCTGCTAAAATATTCGCATTTTCATTACCCTTGTGCCAAAACACAGGCGTACCATCACCGTTAGAAAGTATAACACTGCCATCATTAGTTCTAATATCAACACTATCTTGATTACCGTTAAAACGTCCAATAACAGTGTTCTTTGCGCCACTAGTAATATTAGCACCTGCACTTGTACCTAAAAAAGTATTGTATGAGCTAGTAGTAGTGCCTCCAGAATATCGTCCTATCATAGTATTAGCGAGACTTGTTGTGCCAGAATACCCTGTTTGAAAACCAAGATAAGTATTTTCAGCCCCTGTCGTGCCAGAATATCCTGCTTGATGCCCAATAGCAGTATTTTGACTTGCAGTAGTGTTTGAAACCATTGCCTCAAAACCATGAGCAACATTAGTACTTCCAGTAGTATTACTTGCCATAGCACCTTTACCTACCGCAGTATTTGGGCCACCAGTTGTATTAGCTTGTAATGTGTTAGCTCCAACGGCTGTGTTAGTAGTTGCGGTGGTGTTTGCAGTTAATGCATCACGTCCAACAGCAGTATTGCTGCTACCTGTTGTGCAAGCTTGCAATGCGTCAGTTCCAACGGCAGTATTGTCGGAAGCTGTTGTATTGCTGTCCATACAATCATTGCCTATCGCAACATTGCCTGAACCTGTTGTATTTGCAGCTAACGCAAAAGAACCTAATGCGGTATTGTTACCACCTCCTATATTAGCTTCTAAAGCTTTATAACCAACACCAGTATTGTTGCCACCTGTATTAGCTTCTAAAGCTTCAGAACCAACAGCAACATTATTATTACCTGTAATGTTGGTTTTTAATGCTAAATTTCCTACTGCAACATTGTCATCACCAGTAGTTAAGGCTGTTCCTGCATCTTTACCAATGGCAACATTATAGTTACCACCAGACTCTATAGCTGTACCAGCACCTTCGCCAAGCCTTACGTTGTCTGTACCTTTTGACGCTGTAATTATGTCTGCACCATCACCAAACGTTGTCGCATTATTAATAGTTGTAGGCGGTGCAACAGTCGCAGCGGGTGGCCCTAAATGCACAACGTAGATATTATTTGTGCCTGTGGGCGGTGCCGAAGTAAAAGACAACGTGGTGCCACTACAGGTGTACGCAACACTCGGATCTTGAACAACGTTCTCTACAACTACGCGAACCGCATTGACGTTTGCAGACTTTGACATTGTGAAATCTGTTGTAGAGCCATCACCACTAAAGCTATCTTTCGTGGTGCTTGTGTATGCTACGGCTGGTTCGTTACCTAAATATGGCATCTATAGCTCCTACGTTGATGAATCTATTTCAAGTATGTCCAAAATTGCATCAATTGACGATGCTGTATCAGACGTAACTTTTATCTGATCGTTATGCTCCATAACGACCTTCATGTCCCCACCAATTGGTATCAACGCACCGCCGCTTGGTATCGGTGCATCCTTAATAATATGAACCGTATCACCCGCTTGTGTGTTTAGCGTAACGGTAGCAGTTACCTGAGAGGCTGATACGTTAGCCAAAGAAAGACCTATCGCTGTGGTCTGTACATCTAGCAAAACCTGATAACCACCAACCGCCGTAGCTGTGGTGCCTATGTTTGTTGAGAACTTTCGTTTGAAGTTGTTTGTTGCCATCTAACTATCCTAACGCAATTGCTAATGCGGCAGCAGTACCCGCCGCGTCTACATTTAAACCAGTATGAGCTTTGCCCTGTGCAGTAGCATCTGCCATGCTCAAGTCTGTCAATCCTGTCGCTACACCGCCTGTGATCTCAGGGTTTGACATCGCCAGAGTGTCACTCAAGCTTATCATATTTGCTCCTGATCCGCCACCGTCACCGTATACAATACTGACTTTTCCTGTGCCGGGAACGGTAACGTTTGTCCCGCTACCTTGTGTAACGATTACATTTCTATCCGCAGTTAGTGAATTTTTAAAGATAAAAAACGCCTGAGTTGTGTTTGGTGCTATCGTTACAGTAACATCTGCACCCAGATCAGAGCCTGAGTCTTTGAACTCAATAACACGATACATACCGTCTGAGGCGTTGCTCGATCCAGAAGATGGAGAGCCGGGTCTAACAGTTAAAGTATGTGTTGTGCCTGATACGGTAACGCTTTTGTATCCAGCTAACCGATCAAATATATCAAAGTTATGGTTTGTGGTAGTACCCCATGTACCAGATTGTTCGCCAGTAGCTGGCTTTTCAATCGCAAAGTTTGTTGTAAAACTACTGGGCATTCATCTCTCCTATGCTACGTCTTTCCATGTCGGGGCTTGTAAACGATCTCCAGGTACAAATCCACCAGGTGCTCCTTGAGGAGCTTTGTAAGCTGGACTAGATAACGGATCACCGGGTTGAAGACCTGGTACAGGAGGTTGAAAACTAGGGATTTGATCTGGAATAACTTGATCAAATACTTTAACATTTCCTGCATCTCCTGTTGCCTCAACGCCAGTTACGATAGCATCTGCGTTTGCTTGTACCGTTACATTACCAACATTTGTGCCACTTGCCAATCCCGTTGTTAAAAACTCTACAGAAATACCCGCAACAACAGTACCGATTTGACCACTTGCAAACTGTGTAGGGTCAGCTGCACTAGCGATCACAGAGACATTCGCAGCCGCTGCAACAGTGATCGTGCCTACCGCACCTGTGCTTGTTTCACCTGTCGTGACAACATTACCAACGCCATCTATCGTGACAGACCCTACACCGCTCGTACCAGCAAGACCCGTTTCTGGTACATTACCTGTACCTGTAACCGTTACAGAATCTAATCCGCCAGTAGCAGCTATACCTGTAACGCCAACGTCAGCACCAGCCGCAGCGACAACGGTGCCTACCGAAGCCGTTGCCGCCAGACCCGTAGCAGGGGCAATCGTGCTACCTTGAGCCGTTACAGAATTAACTAAACCTGTACCAGCCGATCCACTTGCAGCTATAACAGCCTCGGCATCTACCGTTATAGAACCAATACCGCTTGTTGCAGAAAGTCCTGTCTCTGGGACATCGGCATCTGCTGAAACTACAACAGAGCCAACGGCTGTCGTACCAGCCGATCCAGATACACTAAAATTAGCAATTCCAGTGACAGTAACGGAACCTACAGATCCTGTAGCCACCACTGTAGTTGGAGATATAATTGCTTCAGCAACAACTGAAACAGAGCCAACGGAACCTGTAGCCGATAGCCCTGTCTCTGGAACGTCTGCTGCTGCAAGGACAGTAACAGTACCAACCGCACTGGTTCCTGCCTCTCCCGTGACAACAACCGGAATAGGTTCGCCCCAAGTGCCTTGGGACCATGTACCTCTACCCCATCCCGCAATTATTGCCATCGGCTTTTACCGTTTAGGCGATACGGATAATAGCGTTACTCGCGTCCGCTGTTGGGAATTGAATAGTAAAGTCACCAGCAGTTGATGTCTTATCGCCACCAAACGCTAATACAATAACGGCTTTGTCTGAAGCACTACTATTATAAATCAATGCACCATTTGCTGTCACGGTTGCTGTTGAAAAGGTTAAATCAGCAAAGTCGGTAAGAGCCGTTGTGCCACTACTTGAGGGATCTACTCGTGTTAGGTTAGCACCGCCAGCAGTGTAGTTTGTACCAGTTGCTTCATTCGTTGTAGCATACGCTGTTGTCGCTGCACCTAATGTTGCAGATGAAGTGAACAGGGCAAGCTTAAAAGTACTGCCCCCTGAGTTTTTAAAATTGTGTGTTCCTTCAAGAAGCTCTTTCTTGAAAGAAGTACACATTGCTTGTGTGATCGCCATGTCATAATCTCCTTATTGCGTCAGCCAGTTTTGGATGCCCTGCATCTCTAAGGGCATTATACACGGTTGTGCGGTCACTGCGAATAGCTTCGCGCATATAAAATGCAACCACCTTTTCCATGTGCTTTTGGAACGCTTTTGCCTGATCCCTGATAGCAGGATGTGTATCGTCAGATACACTAATCAGTTTTTCTACACAGCGTTCTGCAACCTCATCGGGACTAAATCCTCGATTTTGTGTTGTTTGTACATTGACGATTGGATCGTCTGAGACATTTAAATCTAATTTAAACATTATTGTTTCGGCCTTATTACTTTACCAACACGATAGTCTTGCGTGGTTTCTTTTGCTTCTCCAAGCATCTTCAACCCAATTACAGCTTCATTAAACCGTTGATTATATTGAGCCATTATATCCTGCTCACCCTTCATAAAGATGTATGCTTCAACTAAAGAACCATACAACATTGCCAAGTCAGCATTGTCACTTAACCATGTGGTGCCTGTTCCTGCTCCAGAAGTTAAACTAGCAGGTCTAAACAAATACTGAACTTCGACTCCGTAATCTTGATCAGGGGTAGGAGCAACAATAAAATTACCCACATCAAACTGTGCATAGTATCTTGGCACTCCTGTCACAGTATAATCAGGGTTGAACTCTTCTATAAAAGAAAGATCTTTAAACTCAAGAAATTGTTTTTTACCACTTACCGTTACGGTTATAGAAAACGGAGCTAAAAAGTCACTGGGTGCACCAAGGTACTGATTATTGGCTGTCATCGTACCAACTTGGTTTCTCATAAATAAATTCAACTGAACGTTCTTTAGAATGCGTTCTTCAGCGGCTCGTATAAACACAGGTAGATTGTTTACGAAAGTCGTCTCCGAGTTTTCCGTATAGTCTTGTATTGCTTGTTTTAAACTGTCGTATGTAAAACTCATGGTGTATTCGCTTGGCCTCCCATACCTGAATGGTTGGTACAATAGTAATACAACGTTGGAGCACCTGATGCTACTGTTATCTTCGTGTACGCTCCTGCGCTACCCGGAGTTCCTGTTGTGGTCACACCCGTGGTGTATTCTGAAGCACCTCCTCCAGCGTGTGTGCCATTTGCTGTTGTGCTAAAACGTAGAGGGTGTGAACTATTGCTGGAGTCGCTCTGATCAAACCAATACGTGCTACCCTCATTCAATGTGAGCGTTGGAGACACAGATCCGTCTATGTAAAATTTATTACCACTTCCATATGCGTTTGTACCAGAGGCAACAGTAACCGCATAATTAGTTACATTCGTCGAAGCGGTCACAGATCCTACGGAAGCTGTACCAGCAGATCCCGTAACTGCGGCAATTACATTTGCTATTAAAGTAGTTACTGATCCAGCAGAAGCCGTGCTACTAGATCCTGTAACTGGAACACTTATACTTCCCGCCGTCGCAACCGAAACAGATCCTACAGATGGAGTTAAAACAGCGAACCCAGAAATAGAGACTGTTGTTGAAGAAGGAACAATTACTGTTACGTTGCCAACTTGTCCTGTACCTTGTGTACCAAGTGTTTCAGGAAAGAAAATAGTAACCGTGCCAACTTGACCCGTAGCAACTAAATCGTTCTCTTCGATTAATCCTGGTATTGTTCTAAACCCTACAGGACTAAACCCATACTGCACTGCTCTTTGACTATCTAATCCTGTTTCTGGACGTGGATCTCTAAGTGCTTGTGGATCTGCACCCGCACGAGGGGATCTAAGCTGCGGATGCTTTGCTTCAAACTCGTCTTTACCTACAAGTAATCCATTCCATTCTTTACGCATATCTCTGAGTCGATACCGAAAACCAGATCGATCTGATATGCCAAAAGCTTTTTTGCCGGACGCAAACGCCATTATACCCTCAAGTATTGTATACTAGGTTGTAGTTTGAGAGGTGTTCTATCCTCATCCTCATCAGAGGCACGTTGGAACTCTTCCTCATAAACAGTTTTTAAAAGTTGAGTTCTGTCTAATGCTCGTTTCATAGACAAGTAATATGCTAGTCCAGCCACCATGCAAGGATAGAAACGAAAAGGCATATCAGTAGTATTAGTAAGAGTATCAGCATCCTCGATTCGTTGCACATAATAATAAACTATCTGATCTGTTGAGTTTTCTGGGGTAGCCCAGATGTTAATAACCGGGTTTATTTTTCTATCAAAGTAATACTGACTTGGACGAGCTTCCGTAGTTTTATTAGGTATTGTTAGATACTCACCCCTACTAACCCTGCTTAGTTCAAAGTCTGTACCATCACGTCGTAATACCACCTCAAGGAGATCTACTACATCAGGTGTTAATGTCTCTTGGGCCTGGCCCTTGGTAAGCGTAAGCGTTGCTTGCTTTATCGTCCAGAGATTCAAACCTCTGTTAGCCCATTCTGCAAACATCAGATTAAGAGACCGACGAGCAGTCTTTGCATCGTAGCCTGTACGAACCTCTAGTCCGCATCTTTCATATGCTTCTTCGATGATGTCAGCTACATCTAGTTCGAAGTCTCTTGATCCTGAAGTTGCCATAGCTTAACTCATGTGTGGTTTCTGATTGGTTTTGACGATAGCTGCTCCACCGTTTCTAAAAGTAGTTACTCTTCCACCGTCAGCAACTTGTATAGGTTTATCAGTAGACTTGTACTTTCTTTTTTTAGTTTTCTTTGCTGGCACGTTAGCTCTACCGCCGCCCTCATCAAACATTCCCATTTCTTTCAAGTGATCCATATACTTGCGTTCGTCTTTTTTTTCTTTCCGACCAAGTACAAATGCGGTCAACGCCCTAATAGGAGTTACCCCACCTCGTTCGATAATTCCTCTATCAACTTTTCTATTCCTTGGTCTTGTGGGAGACTTAGCTTGTCCACCACTTTGTAGTTTGACACCACGTCCTTTTAAAATGTCCGCTTGTGTAACTTTACCGTCACCAGTTAAATCAGGAAACTTTTTAGCCATCTTCCTCTTCCTCGTTATATAAATTATCGAACACTCGGTTTACATCTAGTGTATAGTCTAAATCACTTTTTGAATAGTGTATATGTTGTGAGGGTCTGAAGTCTGGTGCACCCTCTCCCACCGCAAACCAAGCTGGATGCGTCACACGCACCCGATTATTTGGTAACGCAACAATGTTACCTGTCCACTCTCCTGCATCCAAAAGCTGTAAAACATGACTTTGTTTGTGTTGTGCAGGATCATCACCAATTTCACTTTCAGTGTAATCCACAGTAAACAAATACTTGGCAGGAAACATCTGACCATCAATCTTGGCTAACCAAGGACACGGTGTAGCTCTGTCCAAAACATAAACAGAATGATTATGTGAGGAACAATCCCAAGGCTGTGCGTCATGTGTTGCCATGGGTTCAGGCCATTCTTCTAAAGGTATATCTGCGACCAAGGCAGTTATAGGCATCCTAGCCCACATCGCACCGCCGTGAATCGTGTCTTCCTCTTCGCCTTCAGCTTCACATCCTGTGAAAATTACTTGAAAACTTAGAGATCTATTCGGTATGGTTGTAACTGCAACCACCATAGCATGGAGAAACTCGCCGTGATATTTCTCATGATTATGGGTGTACTCACGACGAACCCAAGCCTTAAAATAAGGTATATTGCTTTGTAAGTAAGACATCTGGTTTAGAAGATTCCTTTGAATCCTGAACCTGAAAGTTGTGCTCCACCAGCTTTACCGCCTTTAGCCATACCTTTGGCCTTCATCTTACCACCGTTTTTCATACCTTTGGCCTTCATCTTACCACCGACTGAATAGCCCTTGGTCTTCATCTTACCGCCAGCTTTGTAGCCTTTAGACTTCATCTTACCGCCAGCTTTGTAGCCTTTAGACTTCATCTTACCGCCACCACGGTATCCTTTCTTTTTCATCATGATGTTTTCTCCTTTAGAAAATTCTTACACCTCTGGTAGCAACTAAACCACCACCACTAGCCTTCCAACTTATACGTTTAGAAGACTTCTTCTTTTTTGCAGCGGAAGTACACTGCGCCATTGTAGGTCTACAAGCGGGGTAGCCTTTACGTTTTTCCCCCTTTTGACGACCACAGGGTTTGCCTGTTTTACAGTCAACCCAACCCTTACCATCGTTTTGTCCAAACCATTCACGAAGAGAGTTCTTTGCCATTAAAAAGTCCTCGTTCGTTTGCGGCGGCTCTCTTCCACCACACCACAACCAGAAGCAATCATTCCACCTGGAGCAAACCGTTTTTTCGCTATTCGTTTCGGATTATCTACTGAGGCCATTAAGCCACCTTCAGCAGCTTTTTTAGAGTTTCCCCAGTTAGCAGCACCAACTTTTCTACATTTAGAAAGTGCCCCGGAAGCGTATGCGCTGGGCCAGACTTTGTATCGGCTTTTTACTTTGTGATAACATGCGTCTTTTTTTGACTTCTTTTTTGCCATTAGTTTGCCTCCGAGGTGACTTGGATACTTGGAATGATATTTGTCCACGACTTATCAAAACTAAACTTCCTTTCCGTCAGTTCTTCTACAGATTGAACCAAGTGATCGATCTTTACATCCATGACCTCTGTTCTCTTATCTACACTCACGAGTGTAGTAATCATCCAGATAAGACCAACAGATGAAAGGGATAATCCCGCGCCCCAAAATAAAAGCTGTACGTTCTTATCCACCTTAATCACCACTCTCTACAAGACCAATACCTGGCCTTTAATTTATCCAATGTGCCTTTATCACAGCCGTGACGGGCGCGAAAAGATTTTCTCGCTTTTGGATTAGACTTTCTGATCTTCATATTAGCGTCACCAAAACGAACAATCTTTTCTTTGCCCTTGTCGCAAGCCTTTACAACAAACTTTTTACCGCCAGAAACCTGACGCTTCGGCTTGTTGCATTTCATCTTGGACTTGTCGATCTTAGCCATTTAGCTAATCCCTATGCAATGTCATCCAATAATGCACAAACAATACAAGTTGCAGTCGCGGCACTTGATCCATCGTGACCAATTGCATGTACGTCAGCAACTGTTGCGTTTGGATATCTACCATAGAAAGACTGATTAGGACTAATCTTAACAGCGTCTGTAGTGGTGTTTGCTACGGTCCCAGCATTAAAAACAACATAGATATCATTGGCTGCATCTGTATTTTTAATGTAGATAAATTCAACCTTATCACCTGTCGCCACAGTGCCGGGGTTTGCGTTAGCATTTACCGCCGTATAATCTGTGTAGTAACCAGTAATCAAATCCGTGCTTGCTGCTGTAACACTGGTTAGTTTGTAGTACCACTTGTCATTCGCATCTTTTGGCGAAACAGTGGTTGTGGCTTCGATAGTTTTGGCTATCTCGTCCGGTAGAATCGTAGTCTTCATGACTACTGTAGCTGCGTCAGCCATGTTTTATCTCCTTTACACTCACCCGAAAAATCCAGTTATCGAAGTGATGTTAGTTAGGGTTACATGGCAATCATCCTCAAAGATGATACCATGATCGGGTATCGTTACTTGCGTGTCATCCGAGGTGTTGAACACCATGTCTAACAACGTTGCTCCACCGCTACCGTTTTTGAAAACTACTTGAGGGGACCCGCTTGAGGCTGTCTTTACATAGAAAGCCTTTAAACGAGTCCTGCCTGTGTGTAAATCTCCAGTGGCAGTAGCTGTCTTTGTAAATATAGAAGCAGCCATGTGTTACCTCCTCTAGGCGTTGTTGATGCCTTGGATGTATTCAACTGTAACATTACCTCTGCCAGCCGAACCCGCTGAGAAATCTATGAAGATCGGAAGATCAGCAGTTCCAATGTCTACCCAAGCATCCGCGTCTGTAATTGTTCCAGCGGAGCCTAGTTTAATTACGTCGGCTGCTGTACCTGCGGCTAACGCAGTAAACAATGAGGTAGAAGTTGAAGTCGTACCCATGCTGATGTTTGCAGCATCACATGCAGTGGTGATATAAACCCGTATTTCAACGATTTGACTATTCGCAGGAATAACGATTCCTGTATCCGCAGCAGTAGTAGATTGTTCCCAAGACGCTGTTTGCGCCATTTTAACAAAACCTACATTTGCTTTATTGGTTCCTACAGTTGTACCTGTAGTATCCTTTATTGTCCCAGCTTTAATAGGACCTGAAAAAGTTGTTGTACCCATGTCGATCTCCTGTCTGGGTTAAGTCAGTGACCCCATGTCACTGTCAGGGATAACAATACTATACCACAGGAAATATAAAAAGAAAGGGGCAACCTAAGTTGCCCCAGTCATCAGGGAGGTAATCTTTGCAAAAAGACTACCTCATTGTATCACAAATTATGCTCCGGGTGAACCGAAAACACAACGTGGGTCTGAGAACCCAAAGCTGTAACGCTCACGAGCCTTAAATCTCATGTTACCAGTATCGAAGTCAGCTTCCATACCAGTGGACATTGGCGTACGCTCAAAGTGGACAAATCCACGAGGTGCGTCTGTCATGATGAAGAATGCATCTGGATCAGTTAGGAAGTCGTTAACAGCATAGCCGTTTGGCAACATACCCATTGATCTTAGAGCATTTACATCATTGTCCGCTGTACCAACACGTAAGTTAGATACCATCAAACGTTCAGCAACAAACTGTAGCTGACGTGGGATGACCAACTTTGTGCCGCGTAAAGCAACTTTGAGACCACGCTCATCAACAAAACCTGCAATGTTGATCAAAGCATCTTCAAGAGATGTTTCGTTCAAATCAGCCGCAGTTCCTGGTTCGTTAGCAAACGTACCACCACTTGTAAGTGGGTGAGACGCATCACACAATGCAACTCCGTCGCCACCAGCAGAAGCACCTGCTGTGAAAGCGTTGTTCAGAATTGAAGCAGCTTTAACCTGCTTTGTGTGTGCCATTGAACGAGCCAACGCACGAGTATAACGTGAACCAAGACGATCATATAGATTGTCTTCCACTGCTTCCTCAGTAATTGAGAAGGCAAGTGCCACGGTCTCGTGGTTGTAACGAGCAGTGTATGCTTCGTTAGCGTCGTCAAAATTTACAGCAGAACCTTCCGACTTGGTTGGTGCTGCTCCGAAACCACTCAACATTACTTCTTCTTCGAATGCTCGATCAGAAGATTCTGTTGTGAAGATCTCTGCATGTTGGTTTTCGTACCTGTCGTACTCCATACCAAACAAGGCGTTGAGACCTGGTTCCAACTCTTTCGCTAGTTGTGCGCGAGATATAGCCATATTTCAGTCTCCTTACACGCCAGTCGTTGAAACAGTACCACCTGCAATAGCACCATTCGGTGAATTGAAGGAGTTGTTTAAACGAACGATTACAGGAATGCCAGCCGCAGCGAAGTCTGAGTTTTCAGGATCATCTTGGAAACCCATGATTCTCAGATTCAAGTTTGCGGTGACGCCGAGTGTGCTGACACCCAACTTAGCAGAAGAAATACCTGTGGTTGTTGAACCAGCAGCACCGTCTGCGAAGTTAGCATTAGTAAACACATTTCCTTGTGCAGATGACGCGCTAGTTAACGAAGCGTCTGAACAAATTACAAATGATTGTAATGGGTTATCATACACAAAACCTTTGACGGGAAAATTAGTATCCGCGCCAGATCCGGGCCAGAAGTTAGAAAAAACTTTCTCACCAGTGGTAGACGAAACGTATTCCGCACCAGCGAACACACCCACGAGACCTACAGTGCCCCCAGTAGCCGCGCCAACAATGTCAATAAAGCCAGTTGAAAGCGGTTTTACGGGAGAACCTTGATAAATCGGGTTTGTGTTGCCAGCGGCAATACGATACTCGGTCGCACCTGTGGTGTTGTAGCCCTGACCGACTACACCAATCGGACGGAGTCCGAATGCAACGTTAGTATTTGCCATATTAGCAATCCTTTAGGTTAATTGGAGTCGCGTTCACGACCTCCAAAAGTTACACGACTTTGCCGATTATTCTGAATCGGCATTGAAGGATGTTGCTCCTTCATAAGGTCCTGATCTACAGCAGTCATCTGTTCGCGGGTTCTGCCCCCGTAATAAGCAGTTCGTTCTTCCACTGTTTCAACAGGTATTCGACACAGCATCAGACCACCTTGACCAATCACACCTTCATAACGACCTTCGTCGATAGTGGGTGCTTCATAGTCTGGATACTCATCTTTACGGACAGGTTCCCATCCTTCACGTAGCTTGGAGTTGACATTCATTTTGTCTTCCTCGCCACGCATTGCGACTCGAATCCAACGATGCACATAGCCCGGAGGGGCATCAGGTGCTTGTAGGTGACTGGGCGGTGCCCATGGTTTTCTGCGAGATTCATCTTCTCGTGTGGTGGTTTTACGTGGTGTTCTATCTGCCATAAGCTTAATCCTTCACATATTTAGCGTATTCTTCTAGCGGTACGTTTAAACGTTTCGCCATCGCAATTTGTGATGGTGATAG